GTGTCACCGTCTAATGTAATGTAGACAGGAAAAGGCTCTGGTATCGTCCGCACCAGTGTCTCATAGACCGGGTACGGGATGCTGTCATGTATCGTATCCACCTTGGTAAACGTGTCGGTCTTATGTATTTGATTGCCATCCACATCCCCCCGGATACGGTAGCCAGCCATGAAACTGGCTACCAAGCACACTAGTATTAATATTACTTTCCAAGGTTTCATATATTGCGATACTCCTCCTCGGCATTAAAACACGGACACATCTTCATCCACTCGTCCGGTTCAATCTTACCGTTACCGTTAAGATCCGGGGATAGGTCACGATGACCGCAGATCCTACTATCCGGGAACTGTACGACCAAATCCAACAACAGCCTTATAATCGACTGTCTCTGTGCCTCCGTACGTGTATCATCCGGATTCCCGTCCGGATCAAGACCACCCTCATAGCATATTCCTATACTGTTCTTGTTATATCCGGTCACATGAGCCGGAATCAATTCCAATGGACGCATAGATACTATCTCCCCGCTCTTCCGGATATAATAGTTATAACCCGCGGAGTTGAATCCTCTCGCCTTGTGGTCTCTCTCTAATTGCTCAGGGGTATAATCCTTATCTACCCTAGTGGCTGAACAATGGATCACGATCAAGTTGATTTTCCTGTTAATCGTTCTCATATCAATTATTTTTTTATACTTTTATGCGCTTTGTTAACCTTGCTATCCTCCCTTGCGAAAGACAGGAAGCGAAAATTTATTCGGCTCCCCTATCCTTTTGGATCTGGGGAGCCTTTTTTATTCTTTGTCTTGTTATACTCATCCAAGAAATTGACCTTTCTGATAAATTTCACGGCGGCAACCCAATACAAGAAGGCTATCACCTTGTTATCAGGGAATACCTTGCCCATGTTCTTCAAGACATTAGTACCGTAAAACCATATCATCGCCCACGTGATCCAAGATACAAAGGCTTTGGCGTTATCCTCCGATATATCCATCATCACGCCTATCCAAAACGAAATGATAATTATCAGAAAATACACAAGCATGTACACCCAGCTACGGATGAACTTGCTTTTCCTAAAGTCACCGTGATCCGCAGCCAACCCCCAGAACGTATCGATGAAGGCCAGCGACAGGATCACCACCAAGAAGTTCTCGATCGGCGACACGAAGTCCATCGCCGTGACAACGGCGGCTATGGCGATGGACTTTAACCAATTGGCGATGTCGGATATGTAGGAGAGATAACGATAATAACACATATTTAATATTTATAATATAGTTTTATGGAATTGAAAAATCTTGAAGCAATAAAATCATGGCCAATATTACCGGGATGTCCATTAAGTACACTTGACATAACATCAGACTTATTCCATTCTGTACCATCCGATTTAGGAGGAATTGGTGATAATATAGCACTATATATATTATTTTGAGTACCAGTATTAACACCTATATAAGAGAATGGAGTATGATAATGATTTGCTATATTCTTCAATACCTCATTTTTTGAACTAATACTGTTAGTAGGAGCTTCAACAGAAAACATAGAGGAAACAAACACAGGTATATTATTTTTACCAGATAATATGTGATTATCAAGCAAATCAATAGCCTGTGTGTCAAAATCATCCCATTCTTTTACATTTTCTCCAACCCTAAATACAACGCAATCAAAATCAATATCTTGTATATAATCTAATTTGCTTTTTTCGAAACCGTGAGTATTACCTTCCCAAGGTACAATGTTGATTATTCCTGCTATTTCCGCATTAGGGATAATAGATTTAATCATGGTATCAATTCTATGCACAAAATCTTTTTCCTTTGTTTCTGCAGCCATACCCCATGCCTCAGTAGGTGTCCAACCTTTTGATTCATCTAGAATATGAGATACAAACGAATTTCCAAGGTATAATATTTTCTTGCAAGATATTTTACTTGCTGAGATTTGACCAGAGTCAGATATTGATAGTATAAATCTATCACCATTTGGCGATACCATTACATTAGGCGAATTAGCGTTACTTAAATAATTTATTTTTTCCTTTATATTAAAATTCTCTAATTCCTTAAGTCTTTTATCCAAATTAGTATCACCTATAAGTGAACCCTCTCCGTCTAAGCCCATATACATTCTTCCTATATAGACCGTCACATCACCTGCTTGTAGAGGTGTAAAAATTCCCAAAGCACCTACTTTTGCATTTTTAAGTGATTCAGTAACTTCTATATCCTTAAATTCAAGAACATTATATCCTCTATACATAGTAGTTACACCTTCTACAACTTGATTTGCTACCAATTTTCTAAAATTTGCATAAACACCGTCTATATAAACTTCTGCTAAAATCTTAATCTTTTGTCCAACTTTTACCCAATTTGGAATGTATTGCATAAATATTCGACAATCTTTAATATCTTCTCCACCACTATATTTGAACATATTACCTTCATAGTTGAATATAGTATTTTCAGCAAGTTCCGCATTATATGTTCCAACGGAAACATCACTATTGACATCTGTAGGTGAAGTAAGGAAGTTATGAGAATTATTAACTTTCAATGAGTTCAATTTATTAGTGATATCTTTCGTAGTATCATCTAATGAATTTAATCTTTTGTATATATTGTAATCACCCAGTGAGCTTCCATTAGTATCATATCCAATATAAACTCTTCCTATTGTAATTTTACATGGATAGGCAAATGTTTGAATAGGAAAAAATAATACAACAGAAGAATATATGGCATCTTTCATGGATTGAGTAACTTCTATACTATCAGATTTATATACAGAATACCCATTTACTATTTTTTTTTCATTCAGTCTGCTGGAGCTTCCTGCTTTTAAAACACTAAAATTGACGTAATATTTATCTGGGATATCCTCTGCAAAAACTTCAGCAACAACTTTAATCATAGATCCAACTCTTACGTCATCAGGAAGTTTTTGTAATATTATACGACAATCTACCACATCGCTATCTGTACCATGAAATTTGCAAACATTGCCATTATAATTAAATACAGTATTCTCTTCAACTACTCCATTTAAAATATTACAGTTGCTATCAACAATATTAAATGTATCTCTAATAAAGTTATATGAACCTAAAATATTAGTTTTATTTTCTATATCTAATGATTGTTCTGTGTTTTTTAAATATAGATTTTGTATATTATTGTATATATTATTATCTCCTATGATAGAACCATAATTATCGTACCCAATATATACTCTACCAACCTCTATTGAAGCAGGTTCCACATATCTTATTATAAAAATTCCTATAGATTTTATCTCTTGTGAATATATTATCTCTGCTTGATATTTATATATTCCATCCTTATTATATTCTTTCGAAGTATGATTTATTACATTTTCATTGTTAGTAATAATTCTGATTTGATTATTACCTCCTTTTGGAGTTCCTTTTACACTAATTTCTGCTATAATCTTAATTTTTCTTCCATATTCAACATATTCTGGAATATTACTCAATATATACCTAAAATCAAGTAATCCTGAATCACTATTTTCAAAGTAAACAGATTTACCGACATAATCAAATGTATTATTATCTTTAATTATACCATTAGGCGTTATAGTTATATTCTCATCTTTAGTTATGTCATAACAATCTTTAATGAAATTAGTACTTCCTAAAACGATAAATTTGTCCGTAACATTACTTACCTCCCCCCTCAAGCTCGTCTCCCTTGCGTCCGTGCCAATCCACTCCCCCGCCTCATGATCAGCCGTGAACTCGTACAAGAGACCGCCGTAATTAACGATCTCGCCTTTTACGTAGGGCTTGGTATCGGAGAATACAGGGTACGTGTCTAGGCCGACGATGGATGAAACAGCCTTTTGGCTCATGACCTCCGTCTCGCTATTCCCGATCGTCTGAACCACCCCGGCGGCTATGCTTTGGAAAACCCCGTTATCTACCCATCCTGAATCGTTATACACGTACATCCGGTATATAGGATTCTTATGCTCCGAGTCCTCTGCTGCGTACGTAGGGCCTACCATGTAGATATCACCCTGTTTCACGCCCGTAGAGGGCAGGGCTGACGATGTAGCGACATACCCTTTTATATACAGGTCTTGCGTAAACGGCTTTGACAGGTCTGACCATGTTTTCTGATCCCGTGATATCTGGATCTTATTGTCTTGATAGCGGAACCAAGCGGCGATATACTCAGAGATCTCATACCATACCTCTCCATCATACGAGTATCGCAGCTTGTTATTAACCGTGCGAAGCATGGGAGTAAGCCCGTTGTCCCCTTTAGGCCCCTGTGCCTTGAAGCCAGTATCAACTCCATCTTGAAACCAATTGCCGTTAGAGCCTATGGTTATGTTACCCCCGACCGGGAGGGCGTCCGTTATCCTAGTCCAAGAGGAGTCAAGACGGAAGAAATCATCGGCGATACAAAGATCATAGGTGAGCTTCTCGGTTATCGTCTCCTCGTCAAGGTTCTTGTAAGTGATTATGATACCCTTCCTTCTCATCCAGAAAGGTAACTGTATACGGGTATCCCCAGCCGATCCCATCCAAGGCAAATACACGTTGTTGCATTTCCACAATATGGAATCAAGCCTCTCTTTCGTCCTAGCGTCATATACGGCCTGAATGTATGTCAACGGATAGATAGGAAAACGCTCGTTCTTATCCTTGGCCAGCTTGTCTAGCTGCTGTACGCTATCCCTCTCGTAACCCTCGCAAATATCTTTTCGCTCTTCCATGATGTATCGTGCTTTAGTTCGTTATACGTAAAATATGTTGTAGCCGGCGTTAAGTCTCAAGATCAAATCAAGGTCGTTAGCCTTTACCCAATCCTCGCCTTCCTTCTTGTAAAGGGCCAGCTTGAATACGCTCGTATTATCCAACTGATCTAATTTGTAGATGTTCCCGGCCAGATAGAAAGGCTTACCTACCATTATGCGCTGATTGCCGTTCTCCGTAAGATCGATGTTCTTACGGCCTTTGTACAATGTCCTTACCTTAGGCTTGTAGATAGAGAATACAAGCTTGAATATCTTTCTGATGATCGTGTATATGAATTGTCTCATGATTATGATGTTTTAATGGTTATACGGTAGCTCCGGTAGCGTCAACCCAATTCGTGCCATCCCACCAAATAGGCTTGTTCAACGTGGTATCTTTATAAAAAAATCCCACCTTAACTCCTGTAGGCCTATCAGATGTACTTCCCGTTACCTTAGCATCATCCGGTTCTCCTAAAGAATTAACCCATCTAATGCCATTCCAATATATCATTCTTGTATTGGTAGTATCCCAATAAGGAAATGCTTTATTAGTTCCTTGTTCAAATACAGGTTTACTTATATAAGCTCCAATAAAATTATCAGATGTATATATTTCTGGTGTATGAATGTATTGCACCCATTTAGCTTTACCACTTTCTGTAAGGTGTTTTGTGACTAAAGATTTCGTATCTTTTACATATTTAGGTAAACCTAATGGAGTTCTAGTATATTCATTTAAGTCACTGTATGTTTCTACACTTCTTGGCGATTTATTAACTCCATTTTCTTTAAAAGCAAATTCGTTAATTGTATAAGATTTATCTCCTTGAAAATCAGGAAAAAAGACAATGTTTGGTTCAATATTTGTTGCAACTCTATTACTTTGAAATATCACTAACTCACAATTATCAGATTTACTAAATAAAGATCTTTCTGAAATAAAGTTTCTTATATAACACACAACTTTTCCGGTTATATTAAAGATGCCTTCATTTGGTATATTAGAAGATAAAAAGCTTACATTATCAAATGTAATTGTAGAATCAGCAAAATATGCACCAAAGGATAATTTAAATCTCGATGTGTTACTTTTAAAAGTTATTTTTTTATTATCAATCAAAGTTCCAAAAGTAAAATAATCGTTAATATCTTCTACTAAAATAATAGTATCAACATTATTATAATTACTATTATTTACAATTCTATCTAGGGCTTCCCTTAAGCTCAATGGGTCGGATTTACTAAAGCCAAAAGCATTTTCTACGCCTTTATTAGAAACATATACTCTTGTGTTAATATCAAAATCATATTTAATTCTATAATCTGAATTAAATATATAGCTTTTAATAGACCCCCTTTTGGCTACCTGTGGAGGCGTAATTTTAATACGACACACTTCTGTGGAATCATTAATTATCTTAACTCTAAACGCAAATGACTCTTTTAAATCCATTTTGCCACCCCAGCCATTTGAGTATTCTTCATATTCTGTATATCCATAACTTTGAGCACCTAAAGGGTGAAGCTCATTATACACTCCTCCTCTTGTATAAACAACGAATTTATCTAAATATTCATAATATGGTTCAATATTTACAATCTCACAATTACTTGCAGTAATAGCAACATTATAAATTTCGAATACACAATTTATCATAGTTATATTAGATAAATATGCAATCATACCATAAGCAAAAGTATAGCTTTCTCCTTTTAAATCAGTTCTATAAAGAAGAGTTGGTTCATCAAACATAAACATATCCTTAGAAGTAACTTCTAAATAAAGATATGTGTCATTAATATTTTTTTTATCTCTTACACATTGAATTGTTCTAAAAATAGACGTTGTTATTTCACAGCCACAAACTATTCCATGGATATATGAATGAATATTAATATTGTTAAATTCCGTATTCCAACAAGATGATATATACATACCTACTTTAGTACTTGTTGTCTGGATATTTTCTATATATGAATGTGTACATCCATATATTCTTAATGCTCCAAATGGTATTTTATCAATAGTTGTATCTCCTGTTATTGAGATATTTTTGATATTAAATCCAGATGTACCTATCATTGAATTACCAGATAGTTTTTTATGTAAATAATTGCAAGGAAATCTTTCTCCTGTATCTTTATCATAATTATCTACATCAAAACACCACCAACATCCATTATCTTTAGGTCTAAATTTAAAGAAAGTGTATACTTTATTTGTTCCATAATAATATTTAGGTCTAAAATCAGATCCTTTAATTCCAACATTTGCCTTAAGCCAAACTGTTGAAGAGCACAAATATTGCCCAGCTTCAAATTCTAATATTCCTCCTTTTAGTCTATCAATATTAATAATAGCTTTATTTATGTATTTTTCTATATTTTCTTTATCTTTTACAATACCAAACCATGCCGCTTTATAAGTGCTATTTTTAAAGTCGCCATAAAGTTCAATATTTTTTAATATTATTTGATCATATGAAGCTTCAATACTTGTGTTATTTCCAATAAATTCTCCATTCCTCAAACTCCCCCCTTGGAATTTCAACACGCAATTCTCCGGCACCTCGATCGTCTGCCCAGCGAGGCAGTAATCGTACTGGATGATATAAATGGTGTTCGGTTTTCTCATCATGTGTTGCGTGAGCGTGTTCACGCCGTTCACGTAATGCTTCCGGAGATACACACGTCCCATGCCGGAGTAATCCTTCGGGGCGTATTCCTTGTCTTTTAATTTTAAGGTCTGGTTATCCGTAACGGTTATATCCTCCTCGTCCGGAAGGTTGGTTATGCTCTTGTTACCGATCAATTGCTTGGTAGCCTCGGAAAGATCGTCAGGATCGACAGAGCCGGGCTTCAAGTCCGTTACCTGCTGGTTGGTGATGTCGATTATCTCGTTCCTCAATCCCCTCCGAGTGATATACGTATCACGGATAACGTTACCCTCATGGTCTCTCCAAGCACGGTCTACCGTGATCTCCGGGGTAAGGTCGATGTCCGGCTTGAAACCGGCGGGACGAGCTGATAAAAACGACTCCTTAGGTATGTAATCAAGACGCTTCTCCACCTTATCTAAATCAGAGTTTACCTCCTCGAAATTTTCGGAGGTCTCCTTCTTGAAAGCATCTATATCCTTATTTATATCATCGATAGAATCATGTACCCCATCAAGATCATTCTCCATGCCGATAATCGCCGATTTTATTGTCTCTATATCGACATTTATCCGTGATATGGCATCATCTATAACGTCTATCCTCTCCGAGTTCGGGATATCCATTGAATCCTTAATCCATATAGATGATCTTCTGGGTTTACGTAAGATAGCAACCTCATTCAATAATTTCAGATCGCTTCCAAAATGAGTATAAATCCCATTCTTGGCCGCTATATAAAAGATATTGTCAAGCCCAGAAACAGGAGTGGTGTCTGGTAACGCATAACCAGCGAAGACATACCCCCTTCTCTCGAAAAGGCCGATAAAATCCTCTACCATCTGGACTAAATTATCCTCCTTATCCTTTAGTATCCCCCAGCTTTGACGATTCACGTTCCAAAAATGCTGGACACCCAAGATATAAATATAATCCCCGTCCACGCCTCCGTTAGGATACCTACGCATAGCGTCATACACGTTATCGAACTCGCCCAGATTATGAGGATCTGTAGCCAAAGGCATCACGTTGTTATCTTTCTCGCTCATGACTCCACGAATGATTTTCCAATATTAAAAAAAGTCTCGGCCATTTGGGGTTCCCTTCTGGAAACCATAACCAATCCGGCCGTATAATTTATAATGGCCTCCCGAAGGAGGGAATTGAACTCTAGCTCTTCGTTGTTATCCCCCGTATATGAAGGAACGGGAAGATAAAGCGCCCTATCTATCCGGTGATCCCTACGGTTATATTTCCCGTCATTCTCAAACCCCACGGTATAATACCGAAGGATCTTACTACCGGACAAATCCCTTGAGAGCACGCAAACAGGACGAATCGGCGTGCCACGGGTATATACGTTATATTGCATCCTAGCCTCCTCCGTATCATCCCCTATAGCGTCAAATACCGGATTACGCCATGATCGCATCTTAAACAAGGTCAGTCTAAGGAAATCTGGTGGAAGCACCACGTATCCGGAACCATCGGTATCGCAATATTGGGCCGCCTCAGGGATTACCAACGGAACGCTATCTAACATCTGTACCGGAGCTATCCTCTCCACTGATCGTACAGCGTCAAGCAGCTTCTCCCTTATAATCTCATTAAGCTCCATATTGTTATCCTCCGAGACTATATACTCTTGCTCAATCCTGTTCTCATCCAAGGTTATCCGCACGGATGTCACCAAATCCTCGACATTATACCTCATATCATCCCATATTAGGAAATACCACCCCGTTTTTCCGGGCTTCCCTCTGAATGCTTTCCGGGGATATAAGCCCGCTTATATCCGAACCGAAAGTTTTCTCTAAATAATCAATAGCCTCTTGAAAAGACCTTATCTCCCCGACCGGGGTCAAATCCTTTGTCCTAGACTTTTTATCAGGAACGGGATCAGATTCTATCTTTATAAAACGACTCCCAAAACAATCCATTGACTCCAACGCCTTGGCCTCATCCTTATCCCTAGGGATATAATAACTCCCGTTCCTTGTCATAGGGATAAAACGAATCCTTCGATATCTATCACGCACCTTAAGATTAAATGACAAAACACTATCTGAGAAATATTTCATGACACAACGATTTAAAGCGGGGAGGCGAATCCCCCCCCTATTTTATAAAGAACCTAACTTAACACGGATGTGGGCGTTCGGATATACCAGATAACAGCAACTGGCCTCATTCAAGACCACGGCACTAGTCTTACGTTTCGCTAATTTCTCCATGTCATAAGTCTTTCTGCTAAACATCTCGAAAGTCCTTTTACGGAGGTATTCGGGGTCCATAACAAAGGCCTCGTCTGATTTCATGTTCATATCAAGCAACTCATGGTGCATAGCCAGCAACTTACCGAAATTGCTATCGAAAGAGGTAAATTTAAGCCCCCACTTCTCGAACTCCTTAACGACCTTGAAACGCTCACTCTTCATCTTGGCCAAGGCTGCCAAGAAATCAGATCCGCAGAAAGCGATCTTCGTCTTGTTCCCCGCATCATTACCCGTGAAGATCTCCTTCAAGAAATCAACCATCTCATCGTCCTTGATCACAATCTCATTGGTCGAGTCATCAACGGTTCCCAAAGACTTGTCCTGACCTGCCATCCACCAAATACCACCGGTGAAATAAACATCCATACCCGTTTTCTTGGGATCCTTACTCTTTCCCTTGATACCGAACAGGAATGAGTTCTCCATACCCAAACGCATATCATAGATAGCGTCCTCCTCCATATCGTCAAAGTTCCAGTCAACCTCCTTACTCCACATCTTATTATACGTGGACTCCTCTACCTGCATCATGAATCTCTGGCAAAATTGTTCTTGTGGCGTAGGCAATGAATAGAACTGCCCGGTCTCCACGTCCAATTCCCCTGCGGCACGGCCCATACGAATAAGCACGTCATTCTTTTTAAGGGCTGGAACGATAGAATTCTCTCCTGTCGTATTTCGTTTGCCGTTCACGGCAATCACTTGCGGATATCCCTCGTTCTCGCTCTTGCCCACGACATAAAGCATCAAGTCCTTTACCGTATCCTGAGTCGATCCATCCTCTTTATAGCCCTTGATCCCAGATACCCGGATCGTATCAGTCACGCTAAAGAGAGAAGCATCATTCACAGGCAAGGTTACATAAGATGATCCTGATGCCATCTCGGTCGTATTGGTCTTGACGGAATCCTTGATGGGTCTTGTCGATACACTGTAATATTTCACGACCATGCTGTTGACCCTGCTAATACTCTCTGCGCTCCTCGTGATCTGGTCTATAGGAGTACGCATCGGTCTCATTTTCGTGATACGCTTGTCTATAGCCTTCGCATAATACTCTGGATTATCCGTTTCTTTCGAGATTTGAATGCCATCCGTAGCAGTCGCCCCGCCATTGGCATCCGTGACCGCAATCCCCGGGTTAATATCAGTCACCTCTCCCCCTCCATCCGTGGTTGTCGGTACGGCCATACACATCCCGCATCCGGTAGTGGCTCCTAGCATCACGGCCAAAACGGTCAATACCAAGCCGCCCAAATAATTAAAAAAACTCTTTGATCTCATTTTACTAATTGTTTATGGTTATTAATTATGATTATTGCCAAACACTCTTACGTCCCGTGATCTTGTCTAGTCTGTCAATCGTCGGGTTTCTCTCCTTTTTCGTGGGAGATGTCATCCCCCCGCTGGAACCCAGATCGGGCGGCAACCGATCCACCTTGGTACTCTTTCTCTTGTTTATGTCTATATTGGCGTTACGTCCGGCTATCTCCCCCTCATTACGGGCCTCCTCCTCACGTTTGGCCGCATCCATCATGGACTTGTCATAGTTTGCCGCTTTCATCAGCATCATCCAATCATCCTTGGTGACACCGTTCACCACGATCCGATCCAACAATCCTCCATCGGCGTAAAGGAACTCATAAGCCGCCCTAGCGTCCTCGTCACTGAATTTTCCTTCCGACTGGGCTTCCTCCAGACCTTGGATCATCAATCTCAGGTTATCCTCCGCCTGCTTTTGCAGTTCCTTGTCTCTCGTCTGCCTCTCCATATACTTGGAAAAAGCCTCTGAGAATTTGTTCTTTCCCTCCTCGCTTTCCAAGGCGGCCTTAAAATCATCCCCGTAATTCTCGATAAGATATTCCACGGGATTACCGCCCTTGCGCATCACCATCAAGAAGCCGGCGCTCCTAGGGTCAGAGGCCAACAAGTCCCCTAGTTCCCTCTGCGCTTTATCACCTCTATCAAACCTATCAAATTCGTCGTTCAATCTTCCGTAAAACTCATCCTCGTTCTCCACGTCCAAATCCGGATAACGTCCCCTAATACTCTCCAAAAATATATCTCTTTTAGACGTAACGGACTTATTGTCAATATCATTCTCTGGCATACGTTGCTTTTTAAAAATTATTCTATACGCAAATATGATAACGATACAAGCCTCCATAACGATAAATCTTACCCGACAAAGCCGAAATTCGTAACTTTGGTAAAAACAGGTATGATATGAGGAAGAACGGAAGCGTATTCTCCATGATGCGGGAAAGAAACCTTGACCTCCTTAGGGCGTACAGGGAAGCCTTGAACAGGAACATGAGATCAGATAAGGACCTTGTCTATATGGACCTACTTGCCGAGACCGTAGCGTCACAAGCCTCCAGATACTGGGTATCCGTGGAAAGGGCCTCGTCCGTCATATACCAGATGAACAAGGGAGCCATGCCAAAGGGTATGAAGGACAACGCCAAGATGTTCTACAAGTCCTTATTCGAGAAATTCGTCTCGTACCGATCGGATCACCCCAAGATGCCCATAAAGCATATCGTATCCATCATCATAGAGAGTCCCGCCCCATGTTTCGTCCTTACGCCAGAGAGCGCCAAGGCCATCATATCTAAAATGAGAAAGGAATGTTACGAGCAAACCATGCGACGATTGCGGCACTGTTTCTGATATACGTGTTACCGCTAGACCCACTAGGTTTCGCCTCCGGGCCGTCATATCCCTTCTGGACGAGGCTGTCATACATGTTCTTCCACGTGAACATATGGCATCTGATCGGAAATTCATACGCCCTGAAGGTAATGCGAATTGGCAAGAGGGAGATTGCACGGTCCTATATCATGGCCGTCCTCGCCTCGTTCTTCTCCACATCCCCCGTCATCGGGGCGAGCGCCATGATATTCGCCACGTGGGGTGAGCGGCTAGCCTCGGCCAAATGGAGAGACCGGGCGATATGGGCGAGCAGTCTTGTCATATCATACGTCATTCCCGGCATAAGCTGGGAGATACATCTAGCGTCATCGCTGATTGGGTTTTGCTGGATAAAGCTATATAATTTATATCATGACTATAGATTGGTTAGTAGAGGAGAATAACAGGAGGAACGACGAGATGCACGCCCATTTCGACCCTATCAAGGGAGAGAACTCGCCCGGGACAAGAGAGATGGTCGAGATATCCGACATGTACCCATACAAGATGCTCCTGCCAGTCAGCATGCTATCAAACAAGCTAGTTAAAAGAATAATAAGGTATAAATCCATAAGGGCCTTTTGCAAGGTCACCTTCAAGAGGTATGACGAGGAACTTCATGAGAAGGTCGTACGACAGTTCATAAAAGTAAGGAACAAGCATGACTTCCCTTTCTGGGCTTACTCTTTCTGCGAGATAAAGAACAAGGAGGGAGGCAAGAACATCCATTTCAAGCTCAACTATCCACAACGCCTGCTGCTATCCGTGATGGAGAATATGAGATTGGCGGGACTACCCATAAGGATCATCCTGCTAAAGGCCCGGCAATGGGGAGGTTCCACGTTGGTACAGCTATATATAGCGTGGATACAATTATGCCATAAAGAGGCGTGGTACTCCACCATCGTAGCTCAAGACGCATCCACGTCAAGGAAGATCAAGGCCATGTATAGCAAGATGCTGGAGAAATACCCCACATGGCTGTTGGACCTACCGGATAACGTCACGCTGGGATTCACGCCTTACGAGGGATCGCAATTGGACAGTATCATAACGTACGGGAAAGGTAGTAACGTGGAGAAGGCGAGGGACACGGTCATAACCATAGGTACCTATAACAGCCCAAACTCGGGACGAGGCGGTGACATGAGCTGCGTACATTATTCCGAGGTGGGATTATGGGATGACACGGACGGGAAAACCCCTGAGGATATAATAAGGAGCATATCATCATCCTTGCTATTGACCCCACTTACCGTAGAGGTCATAGAATCCACCGCTAACGGTATGGGGAATTTCTTCTACCGGTCATGCGTCACGGCCAAGAAAGGCAAAAGCAACAGGAGGTTCGTATTCGTCCCATGGTTCAAGATCGAGAGGTACGAGCTACCCGTGAAGGACAAGAGGATATTCGCCAAATGGCTTCTAGACAACAAGGAGAACGACAATCCGCCGGATGGATGCCTAGACCCCGGGAAATATTATTGGAGACTATGGGAGCTGGGGGCTTCCTTCGAGGCTATAAACTGGTATTTAGTCAAGCGGAAGGATTTCATGGAGCACGCGGACATGGCGGCGGAGTTCCCCAGCGATGACGTGGAGGCGTTCAAGAACTCCGGCAATATGGTATTCAGCGTATATCATATAGACAAGCTGAAGGATGGATGCAAGCCACCCAAGTATGTCGGGGAGATATCGGGCAAGTCCGTTAAAGGGAAGAGCGCCTTGACAGAGCTGTCATTCAAGGAGGATCATAACGGGTCGCTCAAGGTATGGTCGTTGCCAGACGATCAAGCGAACGTCAAGAATCGTTACCTCGTGATCGTGGATATAGGGGGCCGTGGAAAGAAATCCGATTTCTCGGACATATTGGTGATAGACCGCTATTGGATGATGTTTGGCGGGAAGCCGGAGGTAGTGGCCGAATGGCACGGACACATAGACCATGACCTGTTAGCATGGAAATCCGCCCAGATCGCCAAGTTTTTCGGGAACGCCCTGTTAGTCATAGAGAGCAATACCATAGAGACCAAGGACAACGATACGGACGGAGACCAGTCCGAGTTGATATTCAACCAGATCGGGGACGCTTACGACAACCTGTACGCACGTAAGGCGAGCGAGGCCAAGATACGGGCCGGAAAACTGACGGAATGGGGATTCCACACGAACCGGAACACCAAGCCAATGATCATATCCTATCTCGTGGCATGCCTCCGAGAACAGTCATATATCGAGCGGGATATAGACACGCTGGATGAGATGTCCACGTACGAGAAGAAAGCCAACGGATCGTTCGGGGCCGTGGAAGGCAAGCACGACGACAAGGTCATGACTAGAGCTATAGGACTTTATATATGTTATTGCGACATGGATCTGCCGTCCATCCCCAAGGATAAGTCCCCCGGCATAAGACCCCATGGTCCTATCAGCGAGGCTACCATATGACAACCGACAAGTTTTATCGTTACGATTGAACGCCAAGTCCCCATATTCGTCAAAAAAAAGAATCCATGACTAGATTGATCCCTAAATCGAGGATATCACCTATAGATACCGTCAAATACGAGAGACGAAACATGACGGACGGGCGGAACATGCCATTGGTATACCAATGCGCTAGGGCATGGGACAAGCTCGACAAGTTCAGGAAAGAGAGGGACAGGAACAAGAGATATATGTACGGCGACCAATGGGGGGACCTGATCGAGTATTGTGGCCGGATGATCCCGGAGGAGGAATATATAAGAATGCAGGGGAATATCCCCATGACCAACAACCTTATCCGAAGATTGGCAAGGACCGTCATCGGCGTTTATCGGAACCAGAATAAGACACCCGTGTGCGTGGCGAGGGATCGTGACGAGCAAACGCTGGGAGAGACCATGAGCACTATGCTCGAGTACAACAACAAGATCAACGACATCAAAGAGCTGAACGCAAGGATGTTCGAGGAGTTCCTCATAAGCGGCCTATCCATACAGAAAGAGACCTACGCCCAAAGGGAGAACCGAAGGGAATGCTGGACTGACAACGTCAACCCGAATCTGTTCTTCGTGGATGGCCCCATGAACGACCCCAGACATACCGACATCGAGATGATCGGAGAGATCCATGACGTGACCTTCGGGCAACTCGCCAGCGTATTCGCCAAGAATGACAGGGATTATGAAAGGCTGCAAGAGATATACAAGAACGCCCGCAACAAGGACTATATCGCCAAGTTCAACGACACGTTCAAGGACAACAACTATGACCTTAACGGGTTTATGACCCCGCAAGACCCTCGCTTATGCCGTGTGATAGAATTATGGACGCTCGAGCGAAGAAAGGCGTTCTGGTGCCACGACTGGCTGAAGGGTGACGCTTACGTGGACAGTTACTCGAACAAGGGGAACATAGACGCAGAGAACGAGGGTAGGCTGGAGGATAACAGGATCAAGGACGAGCTGGGGAATTACGTGCTGGACGAGCTGGGACAACCCACACTATACATGCCAGAGAGCGAGGTCCCGCTCATAGAGTACGAGTACATGATACAGAACTACTGGTACTACCGTTATCTTTCACCGTTCGGGGATATACTTGACGAGGGAGAAAGCCCTTATAGCCACGGGAGCCACCCTTACACGATGAAGGCGTATCCTTTCGTTGACGGGGAGATACACTCGTTCGTCAGCGACATCATCGACCAGCAAAGGTATATCAACCATTATATCATCCTGAACGATTTCGTAATGAAAGCGAGCGCCAAGGGAGTGTTGGTGATAGACGAGGCCTCCGTTCCCGATGACATGAGCATAGAGGATATAGCGGACGAGTGGACGAAGTTCAACGGTGTGATCAAGCTGAAACTCAAATCGGGGGCACAGGTCCCCCAGCAGATGATGAACCGGAGCGTGCCGGCAGGGTTGGGAGACATGATAAAATTACAGATGTCCATGATGGAGGACGTATCCGGGGTACAAGGGGCCATGCAGGGGAAACAGCCCACGAGCGGGACAAGCGGAGCCTTATACCAGCAACAAGCGTCCAACGCCAGCAACAGCATCGTGGACTTGCTGGAATCGTTCGCCAGCTTCATCATATCGGGCATGTACAAGAAGTGCAAGAACATCCAGCAATTCTACGACGATAAAAAAATAATAAGGATCGTTGGAAGGAACGGCTATGTCCAATGGGACCCGGAGACCATGGGAGGCGTGGAATTCGACATATCCATATCAGAGAACTACGACACTCCGGTATACAGGGCGTTATCCAACGAGTTGCTATTGCAGTTGCTGAACGCCAAGCAGATATCTATCGAGCAAATGCTCGAGGTGGGAAATTTCCCGTTCGCCGATCAGTTATTGCAATTGATCCAGTCGCAGAAGGAACAATTAGCCGCTCAGCAACAACAAATGATAGCCGGCCAAGGCATCGACGCTATCAATCAACAATTATAAATACCAACATTAAAAAAAGGAGGTTAAAATGTCAAAAGTAAGCAAGGTTAGAAGCGAGCTGGAAATCTTCAAGGATTTATTCAAGAACGGCATGCAGCCCAAGATCGATAATCTGGAAAGTTCCGCCGCCTTAACGGACGTGGTAAACAAGGTTAACAGCATCCTAGCGACCTTGAGAGCCGCGGGTATCATAGCTTCCGAGTAAGCCTGATACAAGAAAGGGGTTGGCAAATAAATGTCACCCCCTTTCTATTTTACTTAATCATATAAGACCTTTCGCCTGTAACACGTAATTCAACCATGACCTCCTCTTTAACGCCCTCTCCTTGGCCGATATGGGATTTTTACCGTTGGCGTATGGCGTATAATAAAAACATTCCCGGTTGAAATCGTCGATCCGTACAGAATGGGCGAAGTAACCGTCCGTCCTGTATTTACGTACCTCCGATCGGTTGCAAGTTATCAACCTATGATCGTAATTAGGGATCACGTAATAGCGCACGTTACGCCTCGAGTACTTCTCCTTGGCCTCCTTTATGGCGTATCGGAGTTGGATGTCCGCCCTCAAGAGGACGAACCATATACGGATTTGCTTGAGTATATTTGCCATATTCTATCTATTTTTTCTAAACATCATCAAGCAACCCCTTTCTCTCTGATCATATTGGAGATAATATTGTAGATATACTCAATAAAACGATGCTTCTCCGCTATATCCAAATTAGACTCTCCATTTTTCTTCTTATAGCTACGAATAGATATATGATATAGATAGTACAATTGATCGTATATCTTGCGCCAAACATCTTGTTGTTTCACATTCTGGGCGGAAGAGTATCTATTAACCATCTGTCTGATCTTATCTCTTAAACTCATTTCCGGAATCTTTTCCGTTGAAACAGGAATAGCCAAAAGGAGTTTTCCATTTTCTTCTCGTTCTTGTTCTATCGCTTCTATTCGTTTTTCCACATTGGATATCCTGTTCTCATATTCCAAGTTGATGTTAGCTTGCATGGCAAACATCTGTGCGGATGAAAGAGGTTTGCTTTGCTCTTTCAACGCTTTCTCCATTTCTTCGAAAGCGTCATAAAAATCATTCTTAAACCTTAGAGCCTTAATCCCGTTATATCCCATAACAAGGATAGAGAATCCTTTTCTATTCATAATGTATACAGGATTGCTTTTCCCGGTAGAATCCTCATAAGTGTTTGATACAAAAGCTAAACGCATTTTTGCGTTCAGTTCTTCATCAGAGGATTTTAGTAAATTTTCGATTGAGCGAATTACATCCGCATGTCTTTTCCCAAACTTCTCCGCCACTAGCAAGCTATTAGTAACAACTTGCCCATTATTGCCTTTAAATACTAAACTATCCATATTATTAAGTTTTTAGCTATTAAAAATATTCTATATTGCTTGATTTACGCTCCATGTTTACGGATGGAAGGGAGAACCTCTCCGCATACCCAGTCTTGGAATGGTTCGGCTTGCGGCTTGTCGGATCGCATGATTACCTTGTAGAGGTTCTTTTCATTGACAAAATTCATTTGTTGTTCTCTACCAATCGAATCGGTGACCCCAATCCGAATGGGGGCATCCGTCAGTCTTGATTGTACAGCGTCTACACGCAATCCTAAAATTTTGCAAACATCCGCAAGGCAAAATAAAGGATTCTCACTTGTTCCGGCTACTCTCACTTCACCGAAACGATCGTTCTCAAAAATTTTAATTGCTTCCATATCTTAAAATTTTAATTGTTCGAAATATTTTCTCCCGCAATTTTAGCCATAAGATCAAAACGACTTTGTTATTTTGATTACCTCGTGCGTCCTCCATGAAAAAAGTCGCCCCACACGGCGCAGCGACTCACCATGCAGGGCATTTGACTTCAATATCCTATGTCCGGTCGCTGTCGGACAAGGCAAATATCGGGATACAGGAACGACCGGGAACGATAAATCTTACCCGACGTTAACGACACCGCACGTTATTTACGCTTTAATTCATACTTTAGCGGAAAAGTAACGAGCATGGCGAAGAAGATCATAATACGAAAACCGCTGGACAGGTGGGGCAACCAGATATCATACGTAACCACCTCATCCTCCGTATATGACAAGGAAGGAAACAATCTCGACCAGTTATTGGCAAAGATAGATACGGAATACGTGAGGAAAACATCCATAACCCAAGAGCTGGGGGAATCGGAAGATCTGGTGATGGGGCAAAAAGGGATCACTATGGAGATCAACAGGATAGACCAAAGCGTGGTCGAAATGGGATCGTCTATCTCATCGCTAGGGATCTCCCTGAAAGACTTAGAGGAAAGGGTCTCCACGCTTGAAAATACACCTGCCACATAAACAAAAAATAAGCAATCTCTCGTTTAAATAAACAAAAATCGTATATTCGCGCTGTCACCGATATAGAATATAAGACGTGACACACATTGTGGCGTTAAAGATATCGTCTCCTATAAAGACCTAAATTCCCCAAATTTATAAACATAACAGGGAGCCGATAGCAACAATACGCCCACGTTATTTGTATATATAATCTATATATAAGACGTGGGCCGTTGCTTACTACCTGTTATGTTGGCGTTGGGATGCCGGGTCTTGGTAGTTGCGACGGCTACACGTTTTTTCACGTGAGTATGGTATGTTATATATTTATGACCCCTTATGGCTCTCATCCGTGATGGACTGGAGTCATTACTTAAAGATATTACACTAGGTTGTATTCATAAAATAACTTTATCAAAGTCATACCGCTCTTTCGTGAGAACCAGAGGTATATTTATGCCAATTGGCATAAAATATAGTTTGAATAAATATTTCCAGCTTCCCTTGGGTGGTATTGGGAAGCATTTTAATACGGATATACCCACCGTTGCTATTCCGGGAGGATCGGCAATGATGATTAAGTATGTCTTTGTTTAGATATGGATTTAGATATTATAACGTTCCTGTCCGTGAGAATCGGATCGTTTAAGGTTGTCTGAAAACCATTCATATAGATTATGTTAAATAATAAAAACTCCCTTGCCCGTGAGGATTTGGGGAGTTTTTTATTTCAGGTGCCTCAAAACGATCAATAGCGTCCTCCCATAGGAGATATACTTCGTTGGAAGGAAAATACTACTGGAAAAGCTATGGCCTATATTTAAAAGCTCTTCTAAAGCCTGCATTTACCGCCTCTTCAACAGTCCAAGCGTAAAATTCACCGGGAGATTTTATCTCCGTCCTATAATACTGTTGATCAAAAGGAAGATGATATATTTTTTCACCATTATTTCCTATATTGCATTTAATCATTGGATAATCTCCTTTTTTGCACAATACGGAAACAACGCCAAGTTTTTCGGCAAAAATAGATGCCGTCTCAGATAAGGGTACCGTAGAATATATTACAGGTACAATCCTTGTGAATAACTCTAACTTATGATTGATCTGATACTCCATTGCTGTCCCAAAAGTCTGACATACTACATTCTCATGGATTTCCTTGTCTTTTATAGATGAATAATTCTTACATTGTATAATGTAAACGTTATTGTTTCCATACGAATCTGTCTTATGAGCTATAATATCACGTCCAAGGTCTTTTACTCCTTTCAAACTTCCATGAGGAATCGTCTTATATCCATTTTCTCTTAGAACATATTCAACGTACATCTCGTATTCTATACCTATAACCCAATTAGATTTATTTTTTTTCTTGTATCTATCTAAGGCCAATTGATTTCTTGTGTCAGTATCCATTTTATCCCACTCTTCCTTACTCAAAAAATCTGCAGATCTATCCCTTTTCTCTTGAAAGTCTGTATAATCATCCATTTCAGATAGTGAACAAAGAGCTTCATCATCATCCACGTACTTTGAAAGCTCAGGAAACACGTTCAAGATGAATTCATATTTATATTTCATCTCATTATATGACTTAACATAATTCTTTGCCTTCTTCTTCATTTCTCTTAATGTTTCAGCGGCACTTATCGCTGGATGATCTTTATGCTCCAAATAATAAATAGAGTCTTTAAATATATACATTTTCATATCAGAGCTTAATGAGGCTGATAACGAGAAAGGTTTTTCAGAAAGCAGTATTCTCTCCATCCTTCTTTCGCATTCTTCTAAAAATACTTTTTTCTCATGATATTTACTTTCAAGATCCACGGCTCTTGACCTATAGGATTTCTCCAACTCATCCGTTCTATTATTATATGCTTTCTCTAGGTCTCTTACTTTTATCTCATAATTATATCCTAAGTCTGTCTCTATCTTCTTATTTTTTCTCTCCAATTCATTAGATTTTAATAGCATAGACGTTATTAGTGATCTTTTTTGGGAATCCACTTCCGATCTTATATTTGTAATTTTATTTTCATATCTTTCCCTCAAATATTCCACCTCCTCAGATTTCTTTATCAACAACCAACCCAAAAAGTGAGACAAAACGATCAATAAGAAAACAGATAGTTTAAAAAGTGGCGCGCAGTCACCTTCCTCATATTTACTTATAACATCTACATTTACATAAACGAAACACATAATCCCACCTATCCCATACAGAAATATAAAAGACCAAGGATTGTACAAGACAAAATGAATCACATCCAATATATCTTTCACGAGTTCTTTCCTGTTCATGTCATATTAGATTTATTGAAACAAATATAGGAATATCGTACATAAAAACAAAGAGAGGCAACCCACAATAAGATTGCCTCTACCCAATTTATTTATTCACGAATCTTTCCATCGCCTCCTTGTCGATGGAAAGTTCCCTGATCCTACGGATCTCTTTCTCCTTTTCCTTCCTTTCCTTATCTTGAGCCTTTTGCTCCGATGTCATGTTATCCTCAACGTAGTTCCTCTTGATCTTATTCAACTTACTCCTTGTCAGTATATCCGTGCCGGGCACCCAATACTCCCACTTGTTACTCATTGGCGTATATCTATAAGCCCTAGACACCTTCTCCGCATAATCAAGAAACGGCTCATTCTTGTACATCTCCCTAGCGACCTTTACCCGTTGGCTCTTTGGGGTATTCAACAGGAACATAATATCCTGCAAAAGATAACCTTCCTTTCCTTGGTTACGGATCAATCCTTCCATACCTAAATAAATGTTACCCCATCGCTCCATATCGAATCCTACCAACTTAGAGCCATTGGATAACACATCCATGGCAAGCAAGGGATCCATGCCTATATCATCTATAGAACTACCTATATTATTATATGCCCTTTGCAGCTCGTCCAAAAACAGCACGGGATTAATATCATACCCATCCACGAGATTATTTATGATATTACCAGCGGGCACACCTTTTACGGGAGTCGTTACGAATTTCACGATATCCTTGTATTTTTCATCCTCGTCATCATCACCGGCGAAGAACCCGAAAAACCCGGAACTGCCCAAGTCCCATAGCATATTCATTCCCCAACCAAACAGCAAGAAATGGAATAATTGCTTTCTAGCCCCATTAAGAAGCAGGCTTTGGGCTTTTTGGTTAGCCGTATCATCATCCATACCCTCCGCCTTGAAACGCTCTGCGTAATTCGACCTCAGCTTAGACCAATCCTTCAAACTCGCCAAATCATAAAGGCTCAACATGACCCTTCTTACATATCCTATATTAGAGTTTTGGTAAGTGGTCAGCATCCTGTTAATGATCGTACGGCTCCGTTGCATGGGAGACAAGAACGTCTCGACCCCGGATTGCTGTGTCTGGTTAAAGAATATCTCAGCGTCAACCAACGCCTGTCTCTTAGCCTCATCATCCGATAACCGCTCGTATCCCTTCCTCAACTTATCATATGTATAATCATATACGGATTTAGCTCCTACAGATATAGTGAAAGCGTCGATCATCTTGTTAGGTACCATGCCTATCTTCAAATAAGACTCTATTATCTTACCGAGGTTATCCCCATCGTCCCTTAACTTCTCATCCCCCAGATTGCCATCTTTCACACGCTCATAAAACATGGGCATATTCTCCATCGCCCATTTATAGGGTCTACCCGTAAAACCAAGACCTATATTCTTAGTGAATGCTACCATGAATTTAGGGCTTTGAGAATATCCCAAGAAAGCGGGTAACGATAATATCTGTTTCGCCGCCGTCATAAGCCCGAAAGATATATTCGCCCCGACAAGCCCACGGTTAACCTTTGCGAAGAACTCGTCCGCATATTTATCCGGATCCGGATGGTAGGAATGCGAGGCCAATGCCGCCGCATCAACGAAATCAACATAATGCCCATTGACATTAGAGTTCACCTTGTTCCTGAAAGTCGGGCTACTCAACAGCCAACTCAAGTCCCTACGGACTCGGGCGAAAGCGTACCACTCCTCCATGTCCCGTACATGGCTTATAACAGCCTCGATCCCGTTCGTGGACAAATCTATAGGCTTGGAATTGACCGTTCTTTTTATCAAGCTGTTTGCCTTTTCCTCCAATGTCTTCTTGCCTTTCCTAACCTCCTCCAAGTCTACCTCGTTCATTACGGCGTTCTTGTTTATCCTTAACGGGGCATAATTTGGGATGTTGGCCATGGAAGTCCCATACATATCGACATACCTCTCATTGTATCTATCCCTCAAGTTTACCAACAGATCATCTTGTATCCAATCCGCAAAAGCCTTATAATTCTCACCGATGAAATCCTCAATTTCTAGCAAGGAATCATCCGTGAAACCTTGTTGCTCCAATTTCATCCGTCCATCATCCATCTTCCATACCATATAAACATACATGGCCTCACCTTTTGTCATAGGTATCTCTATCTTACGACCATACTCACCTTCCGTGTCGGTGTTGATTATATAAACTCCAGATTTCTCAACACATTTATTGCTATCAGACAATACGCTGTCAGCGTCCTCATTGAATATCTCATTCACTTTATTGGCAAATGTCTTTCGGAACCGATCACGATTCTTCGCTAACTCATTTTCTGCCGCTATGGTTCCTTCCTGCCCTTTTACGAATCGTTGATAGATATAACCATCACCATTCAAGAACTTTCGTCCTACTCTTTGCGCCATATAATCAAAACTACCAAGAGGGGATGACGCAAACTTCTTAAACCAATTCATCTTACCTAAGTCCTTATTATTTATGTCAACAGGTTTATCCGCCACATCCTCAATGGAATTACGAACGATATCTATTCTGCGATAGGTCTCCTCTTCTGTTTTACGAGATAAGGCGGCACGTCCACCTTCGACAAGATCATTTAGTAAGGATTCAATATTGTCCAACACCTCTAGTCGGGAGCGAAGAGTTTCATTTAGCAATCGTTTTTCCGCACGTATGCGCCTTTTATTCTCATTATATCCAGCTTTCATATTCTTACGGGCCTCCTTTTGCTCCGTAGGATTCTCCATTGATCTGATTCGATTCATTTGTGCGGCATAGAAACTTGAATTATTACGGACTTTTTCCATAATATCCCGATTTATGCTATTAACAGCTCCCTCATAGTTCCTAGCGTCAAGAGAAATCCCTAATATATCCAAGGCCATCTTTCTCTCACTATCCTCTATAGACCATACGGCTTTCCCCTCAGCCGCCTCATTGAGCTTATCCTCCAATTCCTTCCTCATATGCTCCAGCTCGCCCATGAGATCATTGGCCTTGGCATTCCGTACATCCTCAGCCATATTTTTCAACTCGGATATCCGCACCTTATTATCCTCCATCTCTTTCTTGAATGACACGATGTCCTCCGAGGCCGATCTCCTGTCATCCCCCGAAAGACCGGTATCTTCTGTCATCCTTCCTCTCGCCTCTATCAATGTGGTCAGTTCCCGATTTCTCCTCCGCAAGTCCTTCATTTCTTGTTCATATCCAGATATCTTTATATCAGACAAACTTCCTCTTATAAAATCGAATACTCTACGTGTACTATCATCAACATTCTTCGCTATAGACATATTCTTTCCATTTACATCCTGCGTTTTTAATGCCAACAAACGGTCGATACGTCTTTGAGTGGAACGTATCCTTATCTCGTTAGATATACGATCCACCTCCAGCATTTTATCTTCCATATCTGCCTTTGTCTTCGCACCCTTGACCTGTTTTAACAAAGAGAGCAAATCTTCCTTGTTTATATTACTGGCATCCTTACTGTCTATCCGGGATTGGATCTCATTGATAAGCTCATTCTTCAACGCTTCTGACAATTGAGAATCACTATGTAATTCATCTATTTTATCTTTAAGACGATCAACTTTTTTGTTTAGACGATAGTTCTTTTTTTTAAGATCATTGATATCCTCTTTTTCCTCTTCCCTAAACCGAACAGAAAAATCCCCGACACCCAAATCATTCCTCATTACCGTATCCTCGGCCACATCCATCAAGTTCCCTTGCTCCAAGTTCTTATAGCTTCTCCAGAGGATATAACGGAGGTCATTATCCGATAACTTGAAATCAAGGCTAATACCTGCCTTTCTCAACATATCAAGAAAAGCGTCCTTGATCTTTTCCCATAACGAACGATCGACCTTGTTATCGAAACCACGTTCCGCTAATTCCGCTAGGTATTCCTCTGTAGCCTCACGCAAGTTAAGAGGATTGCCTTTAGTCCGGTCAATGATATTTTTCCGGATATCCTCGTTGGCGTTCCGATACACGTTATCAAGGAAAGTATCGAAATCATCCCCGAATAGCTCACGTAACCCATGATGCCCTACCACCTCATGGAGGAAAGTCCTTTGAGCGTCACCTACGGACGTGGAATTAGGTGATATGACTATCTCCCCGGTAGAAGTATCATACCAGCCTTTGGAATCTCTCTTACGGGCCAACATATTCTCATCCGTATCGGTTATATCGTCCACGTCATGGATTACCCTGACAGGGGTATTAAGCTTGTTTGACCAATCGTTGATTGAGGATTCAATAGTTTCAGCATTATTTAAATTAGCAGCGCCTTTATCACCTATAGAACGAAAACGAACGCCATCAATTTCTGAGGCCTGCTTAACAGCCTCATTTCTCGATATCTCATCATCGGCTTTATAAGTGAATATTTTCAAACCCGCATCGTATATCGCCTTACGGATGTCACCATCTACGTTATCCGGGACTACAGCGGCAGCAAATTCCTCCAAATATACAGGACGTTCAAACTTAGTCTCGAAGTACATTGCCGGATATTCATTCCTTATGGCATCCACCATATCATTCAGCGTCTTCACATCCTCATCAGAAAAATCTATCCCATATTCTTCCTTTATATATTTTTGAGGGTCTTTGCTTCGTGCCGCTTCCGCCAACCTGTATAGACCGTAGTCGTCATATCCTTTGGCATCCGGTTGCAATTTTTCTCCTAACTCATGAAATACCTTAGACCATTTATCCCTGAAAGCGTCAACGTCAGCATGATCCGTAGTCAGCTTCCCTTTATCCTTGCGTATATCTTTCAGTGAGCCTTTAGCATCCAGCAAACTCGCAGCGAAATTTTGGAACGACGCACCTATTCCGACAGATGCGCTTCTTCCTTGCTTCTTCATAAACTTGGATACGTTCTCCAAGGTGTTAGGAATGTACTTTCTTATACCGGAAGGAGTAAATCCGTTAAAAATAAATTCTTTTATCCCGTACCTTTCATTCAATTTATCGAGCCACTTGTTAAAATCGCCTCGCATTCCATTTTCTTCTATGAAATTCCATGAATCGCGCATTGTTCCGTGAGCATCAACCTTGTCGGAATTGCTTATGTCATCACGTACTGATTTCATGAAGCTTTCTACCGCAGAGTAATCAAACCCATACTTATCGATTCGTTCAAGATCCATCTTACGTTTCTCGTAGAGGATTGATCTTGGATTCATTTTCCCTATAGCTTCTTCAAGCTTGGCTCTACGAAGTTTTATCGCCTCATTGTAACCTTCCGTACTAAATCCTTTATATTCCATATAGGCATCTTTCAGACGGGACAATTGCTTGTCAGACAAACCACTCATGGAGAACGATCCATTTGTGGCATCTTCAACTTCGGTTCTTGTTTTCTCCGGATATGAAGGCTTTGTACGGGCTATTTCCGGAGCTTTACCTTGCTCATATAAATACATATAAGCAAGACTATCCTCGCCTCTTCCATCCATATAGCTGTTCATCCCACTTTTGGTTGTCGACCGCATTTCCTCTGGAAGTTTTTGCAAGTCTTTTGAAAATGCGTCACTGCCTTTCCCTGAAAACTGCCTCTCTATAGTTGGATAAATGGGTGTCCATGCGTCTTGACTCCAAGTACCAGCATTTTTTCCAGTACGTTTCTCAATCATGGAAGAGGGAAGTACAAGCGATATGGAACCATAGCCAGTATGCGATTGTCTGGATATGTCTATAACGGCCGCACTCGGATTGGCGAAGCCTCCTTGTCTCAATGCTTTTAGAAGTTTTTCCTCACTGATATTATGTAACCCAACCAAGGACTTTTCGCCATTCTTATCTTTTACTTCTCGGAAACGAATACCACTATCCGGCCTTATCTCCTCAAAAGTGGGCTTTACCCTTATAACATGTTCACCCTCCCCTCGCTTATTAACTAGTTTACCGTTCTCGTCTTTCACCAAGGTCAATGGATCGGTATAGTTAAACCGCCTTACGATCTCATAAACACCATCATCACCAATATTAGAAATCTCATAGATAGAGTTGTTTACCCTTGCCTCTTTCAATCCACTCTCCAGAAACGCTTTTATATGCTTCCGCTCTGCGGAGGTAATATAATCGTCTTTATCAACCAAGGACAACTTCTTCACTTTTCGAGGAAGAATTTCCTCCTCACGTTTTATGCCCTTATATTCGGAGAATGGTTTTGTTTTACGTTTAGAGGAATCGATCCATTTCTTGAACTCATCCAACGCTACCCCGGTAATGTTGCCTAACCCTTGCCAGCCGTCCTCATAATTTGACAAGTAAGCGGACCTAGCGTCTTCCAATGAAGGGAATCCAATCATAACCTTATGCTCGTCGAATGAACCATCAGTATTCACCTGATCCACGACATACACCATGTCACTATTCATATCCGGACCTAGGAATACGTCTATATGATCACCATCCACACCTTTAGTACCTCGAATGTAACCGTAAGTGTTGTTCATGGTAACAGACCACTCTTTTCCATTAGCATCCTTACCGGAACGGACGGAACCGGCGGGCTGTTCTATGGTGACATCGAAACCGTTTATCTTTATATGGCCTTTCTTGTAATTCCCGGCCTCTTTCTGCGCCTCGGAAGGGTTAGTATTAACCTTTAGCTCCTCATCGTGCAATCTCTTAGCCTCAACTATGCGCTCGGCATAGTCCAATGGGTTCTCACTCTCCTTTGGGGAAGGGGCGACAAAAGGAACTAGTCCCCTTGATGAGCCTTCTTGTGTAGCTCCATCCGTGCGATCAATGTCGGGGCCAGCCGATTCTCTTCCCTCAACCTCTCCAGTTCCCCCGGTCTGATCAAGTTGTTCTCTTGGCAGTACCTCGCCGCCTCCCTCGCGTAAGCCATCGCCTCCGCTTTCGTCATTTCCTTCAATGTTTTCATTTTCTATCGGTTTATTTTGCGCTAAGATAGCGTCTATTTCATTTTGTTCGTCAATTATGGCCTGTATTTCATCCGCGATTTGCGAATCAAGCTCGCCTCGCTCCTCATCAGTCAATTGTTTCTCCGAGAAATCACGTACCATGCTTTCCTCATACGCCTCGTATTCTTCCGGGGACATATGATAATTCTCCTCGCACCACTCAGCGTAAGCGTTGTACTCGGCCTGTCTCTCACGCTCAGCGATCGCCTCACGGTTCCTCTTGACATAATCGATCAAGTCTCCACGTGTACGAGCGGAAGACAAGACCTCTATGATAGCGTCCCTTCCGGCGTTCGTATCGTTCTCATCGAAGAAGTTCGTACCATTCTCCTTATCGGCAAGCTCCAATATCTCACCCGCCCTCTCTATATTAACACCGCCTTTCTCCGGAGAGGCGAACAATCCGAACATCCTCGCTGTCTCATTATTCCCGGCACCGGTCTCTTTCTTGTAACTGTCACGTGTCAATTTGATCGACCCATTAGCCAGCATCATGGCCGCAAGCTCCTCTCCGCTCATAGGATCACCCATCACGGAGACCTCCTTCGCTATGACATCACCCGGCTTCTTGCTGGCCTCCTTGATATCATCATCAAGATTAGCCCAGAAATCAGCCTCGACCTTGATCGCCTCATATTCTTGCCGGGCTTTTATCAATGCGGCCTCGGCCTTATCCTCTTTTCCGATAGGGGCATTGTCATATGCTTCTTGGGCCTTATCCAGTTTCTCTGAAGCCTTCTTGAGATCCTCGTCGAACGCCTTCCTTGTCACCTCGATCTTCTTGGGCATCTTCTCTCCGTATTTATCATGGAGGAAATCCAATGTAGCATCCACCCCAGACGACACGAAATTTGGCGTACCATCCTCCTTCATAACGACAGAAGGTTTGATGTCCCCTGTAGGCTCTTGGTTATCCAAAGGAACCTCACTCCCCTGATTTGAAGATTGAGAAATACTCTCTGTCACATTTAACGTCTCAGCCTCTTTTAGAGACTGATCTCTAATATCTGACAATCTGCTTTCCACTCGATCAGAGGCTCCCTGTCTCATGGATTCCTCCTCTGGAGTAAGGGCATCACCTCTCGATATCTTATCCGCTATCAGGTTTACAACACTATCGTCAACATCACCTGTATCAACATAACGTTCGTATGGAGATTGCTCCTGCATAGATGCGTTATTATCAAAATCCTCTTTAGTCATGGATATATTGCCCACAGGATTCCCATCTCTATCCAATATCTCCAAGGCAACGTCACTCTCATCCATGTCGATCAAACGTGCTATCCTCCCATCGGATAATTTATACACCGGAGAATTTTGAACTACTTTTTGTTTATCTATATCCGCTTGTTTAGCTTGATAATAATCTTCGACACTTATATTTCGTACAGGTTTTATCGGTTTTCCATTCAAATCTACCAAATAAGGATTTAACCGTCCATTCTCATTAAAGAATGCGTAAGGATTTCCATCTACATAGAAAGACTGTCCGATCGTTTCCTCTGGACTTGGAATAGAAGGATCATATTTACTATCTCTTTCTATCTCAGCCCTCATACTCTCCCTTATATTATTCACCGACACGTCGATTATCTCTTGCGTCTGCATGGATCGGACAGAAGATGGGTCAATCTCGCTTTTCAAGATCATCTCAACCTTTCCATCCGGTCCTTTCCACATGACACGGTCTTTCCCGTCTTCCATCATGCCTTGTACTATAGTACCGGGAGTAAGTTGCTTAGTCAAGGGATCAATCCTTGAAGCCTCAATGTATAAACCCGTCTCAGGATTAGACTCTGACTCTATAGCTTCCGTCTCTGCTTGAGTCGCCTCATCCATTTTCTTGCTTTCGCCGTTGGCTAAACCATCATATACGCTACGGCGATAGAAATAATCCATGATCGCTTTCTTTTGCTCCATGTTAAAACGATCAGAGGCTATCATATCCCTTACCACATCCTTCCTCTTGTCTGGATCCATATTCATCAATTCATCTTTTAGCACATCGAAATCGTCGCCAAAAACTTTTCTTCCATTTGCCTCACTTCTTTCCAAACCCTTTCTCGCATTATATCTTACGCCTCTGAGTCCAATTAGATTGACTGAACCTAAAATGCCACTCATAAGCCCTACTGTACCTGCGGTCTGCAATAAATTATCCAAAGATCCTAGGTCTTCCAATGACTGATCTCCTACTATCGCCGCATTCAACAAACCTCCGACATACTCCTCTGCCGTTTCACCAAAGAAACCATCATATTTAGCATCCTGCATAATTTTATTGAACCCTTTCGTCCAATCCGCAGTAGTGAGCTTGTTCATGGAGTTGACCAAAGCAGAGGCGCTTATCTTCTTACCAGCCTTAGTCTCCTTTAATATATCGCCTACCGGTCCAAAATAAGAGCCGAACATCTCTGAGAAATTGTCAATAGAGCGTGATGCCAAGGATTTATATAACGCACTTCCTATACTCTCTTTGCCTACACTTCCGACCTTGACTGGATTACCATTCTCGTCTCTCAATACTTCTCCCGTATCAAGGTCTCTGACCTCCTGCCCCAAACTTACCCTTCCTACATCCGTGTATACAGGAGATCCGATCATTCTTGAATAAGTATCAGCGGCGACTCCCGCAGCCCCAGTCGTGGCGGCCATGCCAGTAGAGGCGGCGATATCTCCCACTACACGACCAGCTACACCAGCCACCTTAGGAATGACCTTACCGCCAAATCTCTTGGCGGCGTAACCAGCCAAGGCCTTACCGACACCTTTGCCCGCACCAGACAAAGGATTGACAATCATTTCCAGCATAAAAGGGATCGATTGCACGAAACCAGATCCAATATCATAGGATACACCCAAATCGCTAGCGTAAACCTTCGCTGCCGTATTAACTGCCACCGCATCCAACAATCTTAGCTCATCTTGGCTAAGTTCCTCCCCTCTCTCGAATTTACGCAAGGCATTATAAACACTTTTATTTGCGGCTAAATCAGACGTACCGAAATCCCACGTACCCAATTTAGAAGCGGCATCTCTCATGCCTCTCAAGACACCCCCGCCTTCCTTTCTCGCCTTGATAAGATCATCGGCCTCGTTAAGATAGTTACGAGCCGATATCAAATTCGTTGTGACATCTATAGGCCTTATACCTTCCGGGACATTACCTCTCATCGCATTGGATATCTCATCGTCCAACCCTATCCTATTTTCATTAATAGATTCCGATATGAGACCAAACTTATCATTAGGTTTAACAGTCTCTATCTTTCCTTTTTTTCGCAACGACTCAAAGTTATAATCCGGAGAGTTTGTTAAAGGATTAACATACTCCGATTGATCGGGCTTTGTCACATCAAACTCTTGCCTTAAGGCAATTGGAGGAGGATTCTGGCTTGATTGAGACACATAATCTGTATCATCAAAGTCGTTGTCATGCTCAGGATTATCCAAACTGGAGAAATCCTCGTAAGGAGTAGCGTTCTTAAACGTTCCCAAGAAATCCCTTTTACGTGACACGGGGATCTCATATACATCATCCTCTACCGAGAACCGGGTTACCGCATCAGGATACATGGATTCAAACTTGTCTACCACCTCTTCCGGTATATCATATAATTTATCGTTGTATTTATATCTTGCCATCACTTCTTCCTTTTACCAACCTTATTATCCTCAAAATCGCTTTCCTTTACCTCATAATCATCGATATTGAAACTATCCTCACTCTCTATGATTGATTGAGGGATATTCAACTCATGTCCATCGGCAACCCATCTTCCGATAGCCTGTTTCATCTCATCTCTCGTTGGAGTCTTACTGTTACCAGAACGGTCAGTATCTGATATTTTATACTCAGGATCCAATTGATTATACAATATGGATGTAACTGTCGGATCATTGAAAGATTTCTCCTTGACATCAACATACCCATTAGCCGTAGGTATGGTGATAATCCCCCTCTTCCCTGACTCCCCAGAACCACCAGATCTTATGTTAGCGACTTTTATCTGGTTCGCTCGGTTCGCCGCCTCTTCCTTGGATCGGTTCTCTGCCTTGAATTGCTCCGTAGCCATTCTGTTCGCTTGCCTGTACGCCTCCAATGTCATTGCGTTAGCTTGCTTTTGATCGATCTCGCCCTTCCTTATCCTAGCGTCAATATCCTTCAAGGCCAGCTTCAAACGATAATCCCTCTGCGCCTTTTGCCTAGCCGCCTCCAGATCACGTTGATAGGCTATCTCACCCATCTTGGCGTTCGTGAGCAACGTATCGTATTTCCTCTTCAAGGCGTTTCTCCTTTCCGTTATCTCACGTTGCCTAGCGTCAAGGGGAGCGAGATTGTTCACGACCACGGGACTCGATCCCTTGGCCGTCCCCACCATTCCGGCTATGTTGCTTATCAGGTCGCTTATCCCCGTTATGGCACGGCTCGCCCGGTCGTTCCTCTCACGTCTCGCCCTTTGCTCGCCCGTCTCGTACTCGGGATCGCTCGTACGCATCATCTCGATAATCTCCTCCGTGGAGTAAGGATCACGCTTACCCGCCTTGATCGCCTCGCTTTGTATGTTCCAATATCCTTGCGGGGTTATCTCACCCGTGTTAATGGCTTGCTCGGCTGTCATATCCGCGAACTTGTCATACATGGACAACGGGGTTGCCTCTGGTTTCACCGGCGCTTGCGTTAAAGATGGGGCCTGCAACGGGGCGGTCCCCACATCCGGTATAGCCGTTCCCACCGTACCGGGAACAGGTGCCGGAGATTGTACTTGAGGCTGTGGTTGCGCCACGGGCTGGGATACAGGTACCTGTGCCGGCACGCTCGCACCGGACGTAGCTTGAGGAGCCACGGCTTGGGCGTTTCTCCTCCTCTCTTCCTCTACTAAATCTATTCTTCCAGCCATATCACTTCACTCCCGCCCATTTACCAAGTTTTGTGCTCCTTAAAACGCCATCGCCAAAAGCGTCGCCAAGACCTCCAGCCGCCGTAGCCAATCCCGCCGCTTGCGTGGCCACGTTCGCCGCCTTTTTAGAGTTTAAATCCATCTCCGCTTGGTTGAATGCGGTCTGCTGGTTGACATAATTGTTACGCACACCCTCCTTATAAGCCTCGGCTTGGCCTACGATATCGCTAGTCACGTCCCCCAAGACCTCGTTGGCCGCTTGTTTCTGCAAGGCCACGGACTCATCAGACGCGCCCGCAACGGCGGCGGCACCCTCCGCCCTCCTATATCTCTCGTCAAGGATTCGCCGCGCGTTGTTAAGGGCGGCTTGAGCGTCCGCCCTTTGGGTGAAATCCGAGTTATACTCCCTGTCATACCAATTTTGGGAATCCTGCCTCATGTCATTCAGTATCCCCATATTTTTCTTGTAAGCCTTACGTCCGGCTATCCCGGCTCCTATGGCCCCACCTATGCCAGCCAGACCGCCCACTACACTACCTATTATTCCCATAAAATGATTTTTATCGTTATGCCTCAAAATTAGACGTGTAGCTTTGCCCCATAACAATAAAAATCGACTTTCAGATAAACTATTAAATACTAGTTCAGTATGGCACGACCAAAGAACGACGGGAGAGGAAGGCTAGGAGGAAGGGCCAAAGGCACTCCAAACAAGAAGACGGGAGAGATAAGGACTTTCATCTCGGAGCTGTTGACATCCAACAGAGAAGAGATCAAGAAAGCCTTCGAGGAGCTGGAGCCAAAAGATAAGGTAGCGGCTTTCACCCAGCTAGTCAAATACATCGTCCCATCCTTGCAATCCGTGGATATAGACGCTGTAGTGGACAAGAAAAGAGACTCCGTGGAAGATAAGTTAAGAGACTTATCCGAAGATGACACGGAATAATAAATGCTAATCCGTACTTTAAGCCGTCCTTTCTTCTTCGATTGGACGGCTTTGTTTATATTTGCGGGTGTTAATCATTTATATCATGAACGAAGAGCTTAAACAACTTTTAGAGTGGTTTGATAACTACGAGATAACATTTAACGAGATAAGACTGTCACAATGCCAATATATCTTCGACCTTCGGAAATTTATATCGGTTCAGACAAACTCTGTCCGGAAGAACTGGGAAAATCCTACGTTCGAATATGATATCATAAGCCTATATCAGCTTAAAAAAGTGTTGGAGGAAAAAGAGAAAGAAAATAAGGAATGACAATCATTGTATCGAGGATATTCCCTAAATTTGTATAGTGTTTAACTAAATAACGAATATCATGGCAAGAACAACGGATTACAAGTTAAAAGGAGAGAAAATCAAGGGTCAAATAGACGAGTTAGTAACCGCTCTTCATGAGGAGAAGAAAAATTCCTTTGACGAAAATCGGAAAGTAAAAATAGCGAACATTGATTTGGAAGAACTGAATAATATCGAGTTGCAGCAACTGCAAGTTCGAATTTCAAAGATTTTGGTCGAAAGAACAAAATAGTCCTGTTTGTCGCATACTAAAAGTATAACGCCCGTGTTTTTTCTGACACGGGCGTGTTTTATTGGTCTATTTATCGCTAAACCTTCATCTTTCGCTCCAAGACATCAAATCCTTTCTCGACCTCTGTGTTGAGCACCTTCGCATAGATTTGTGTTGTTTTTATATTTGTATGACCAAGCATCTTGGACACCACCTCCATCGGAACACCATTATTTAACGCGAAAACCGCAAACGTATGGCGCGCACAGTGCGTAGTCAGATTCTTGTCAATCTTGGCGAAACTAGCGGCGACTTTTAAATAATCGTTATATTTCTGATTACTTATTACCGGAAGATCAAAATCATATTTTCTTAATATCTCCATGGCGGGAGACAGCAAGACTATGAAATAATCCTCATTGGTCTTTACACGCCTATCCGCTATAATAAACTTATTCCCCCTTCGCTCTACATCGATCGCGAAGTCAAACTTATATAAATCCGAATAGGCCAACCCTGTATAACACTGGAACAAGAAAAGATCCCTCACCCTGTTTACGCTAGGATCGGTTATACGACATCTTTCCATCCTTCTCATCTCCTCATACGTGAGATATTTCCGTTTATCCGACTTCCCCCTGTTGATCTTAAGCCCCACATAAGGATTCTCTGAGATTATACCGAATCTTATGGCCTCGTTTATATAAGCCTTCATATTCTTATGGTAACCATACACGGTAGTATCCTTAATACCTTTGCTTCTCAAGTAATCATCGAACATAGTTATATTGGAACGGGTCAAATCATGAAAGTAATTGATCCTCCCAAAATCCTCCAAAACCTTAACCAATGTCCTATAATGCTTTATGGTTCCTTCCGCACGGTCTTTCCTCTCATCAGTCCTCCTAACGATAAAATCAATGAAAGAATCCGATTCCGAGCTATTTTTCAAGAAAACGTCCAATGACTCGAAATCGAACGGGACCTTTCGACGTATCAATGAGTTCACGTACTCTAGGATATTAGACATCATCAAGTCCAGCTTCATATTCAAGTCCAACGAGTCGGGTCGAGCCGAGACCTTTCTTTTGTCATCCCATTGATCGGCGTATACCTTTACACCCGTACCAATCCATTTTCTCTTTCTCTCAGAGCATACCTCGATCTGCACAAGACCTTTTTTCTCCTTGGTTGCGACCTTCTTTCGATCGAACACAAACCTTAATGTTGGATATTCCATGATTGATTTGTTTTTTGGTATCACAAAATTGAAAACGGTATCACAATAGTAACAAACAGAAGTGTCAAATGTTCAATTTGAGCGTTAATACAGGTTAATATTGTGACAAAACAAACCCTTTATCCCTTGTTGTAATAGGCTGAAAACCAATCTAATCAACTATAACACAATAAAAAAGGGGACATCTTCAAGATATCCCCTCGTGATCGGGCTGGGATTCGAACCCAGGACCCACAGCTTAGAAGGCTGTTG